GTGTCAGGTAGATATTGACTTAAGAAGTCAAAATCTGAAATGTAAGATCCAGGAGTTGCTACTTGCGACGGAGTCGGTTGTAAGCTATATCCAGGAGTTGGGTTCACTGTAAGTGCCATAATTTTTGTTTTTTTTAATGTTTAACGTTTTTTAATTTTTAAACCACGCCCGCTGTCTTGATCTACGGCTCGAATCTTGAATCCTGAGTTGTCTTTTAATTGCTGAGGTGATGACCTGACATCCATGTTTATATTCTTTGATTGTCTTGAAACATCTCCAACAGCATCTGCCTTGCCTTTCTCGTAGAAAAACTCAGCTAACTTATCAGGGTTCATCGCTGCTGATAATGCCTTGTGATATCCTGCTGCGTCTTTGATAACACCTTGGTCGTCTAGGTATCTAGATATAAAGTTGTTTACGTCAGACTGAACTTTCTTCACTTCGACTGCATCTCCAGGACTAAAACTCATCCTTTGATCTCCGACGTTAAACTCAAAACCTTTGAATTCATCGTTGAACAATTCTTCTGTTTTTTTCTGAAAATACTCAGAGCGTTTTTGATTCTCCTCTTGAACATTTTGCGATTGTGATATATACTCCTTGTAGGCGTTGTAAGACTCTAACTCATCATCATTGACAGGACTACCAGTTGACTCAACCGGAACCTTGTATGTCTCCTTCAATTCGTTAAAATACTTCTTTGCCTTAGCAAGTTCTCTTTTCTTTGCGATCTTCTTCTGCTTAATCTCGGATTCACTGTCTAGTTCATCATCATAAGAAAACTTCTCCCCCATAAGATATTCAATATCTTCTGAATCAAGGTCTTCCTCCGTAGATGCATAATAATCACGCAATAACTGATCTGGTTTCATTTGATCAAAATCAGCCTGTAGCTTAATAAAATCATTGATACCTCGACCGGTTTCTTTTTTATAATTTAAGAACGCAGACACATCCTCTGGTAACTCTTGTGTTTCCTTAGAAAACAAATCGTCAACAGATGCAATGTCCTTGTTATATTTACTCTTAATAAATGAAAGAACGTCCTCTTCACCGAATTTTTCGGATTCACTGACAACCTCTTCGTCAGCAGTAACTTCTTGTTCTACTTCTATAAGTTGCTCTTCAACAACGTCCGTAGTAGTTTCTTCGTGCTGTTCCAATAAAGTTTCTTCAACTTCTTGTACAGACTTTTCACCAGGTCCTGGGACCGCTTTTACTTTTAATTCCATATTTAATTTGATTTAAAACGCAAAAATACGCATTATTTAATTTAATTTATTAGCGAGGTTCAAACTCCGCTAGGTCAAAACCATCCAGTGTATCCTCGTTTGATTCAAAGTTTACTGGAGGTAAATCCTTCTGTCTTTGTTCTATCAATTTAGATTGCTGTGTGTTCTGTTTACTTATTCTATTGTCCTTAGATTTTTCCTTAAGATCTTCTCTATCTTTTAATGCTCTAACCTCAACACCCTTTAATTGCATGTTTAAGTCAAACTCAAGTTTCATTAATTCAGACTTTATTTGCGCTTCTCCACGCATTCTCTCAATATCAAATCCTGCCTTTGCTTGCGCAATCTGCATCTCTGACTGAGTCTCCATCTGGAGTTTTTGAGCCGCCGCTTGAGCCGCCATTTGTTGAGATTGCATCTGGCCTTGTTGTTGAGATTGCATCTTCTGCATCTCATACTCTTGCCTCTTCTTCTCTTTTTTCTTTCGCTTAACCTTTAGTAATTGGTTAGCTAGTTTTGTATCTCTAACCTCTCTTATATCAATAGCATCATCAAGATCAATAGAATCTCTAGATAGTGCAACCTGTATGTTTGCCTCTAACTGTTGCTTCTCTTCTTCATCTGGAGCCATTTCTATAAATATACCAAAGTCATATATGTGTAAGTCTTTTATGTCGTTAAGAAGATCTACGTTATACTTACCAATCTGCATAACAAACTCCTCTTTGTAAGGGTAATACTCTAGTGCATCAGATATTCTAGATGACAACGCAACAGCTAAATCTCTACTGATATCTAAGCTAGCATCTAGTATGTGTCTTGTTGCTGTGTTACTATTTAATGCGGCCATTTTCTGTAAACCAACCAATGAATTTGGATCTGGCATAGAGCCGTCTCTTGCTTCATTTAGCCCTGAAACATCTCTAAGCATCTGGAGGTAGTGATTGTAACTACCTATTAAGCTGGATATTTTCCCTTGTGCTGAGTTCTTAGCTAGCTCTTGAATTGGAATCCTAGCATTATTAAAGTCTCCGTCTCCAGTAAAACTTCTGCCTATTACACTACCTGTTTGGAAGTATAACCTTAAGGCGTCCTCTGGATTGTAAGCAGACCCATTACCTAAGTCAACCTCATTAAGTCCATCAGCGTCAATGAATACACCATCCGGTACAACCTTCTGTATAACTTGCTGAAGCTTCATGTGCGTCATCTGTATGAGATCAGCAAATGGAATCATACGTCTTAATGTAGACTCTATCTTACCCTTGTACATTCTAGGCGCACATGCGATATAATTAGGTGTAGCATGTTGAGAGGCAGACTTAGGTCTAACCATATTCTCAGACATATTCCACTTAAGTATTATGTTTGTTCCCATAACCATAACGCCCTCATACCAAACGTCTATAGTTTTCTCTACCTTGTCAAAGCCTCTCTCTCTCATCATTTCTGCTGGAGGATTGAACTCGTCGTCTTTCTGTATTACTTTCTCACCCTTCTGCTTGTAAACAAACTTCTTGGTGGTCTTGTAGTTATAGTAAAGCAAAGTAACTGTGTCATTGTTAAATAACGAATTGTTATAAAACTGAGTAGCATTAAAATGGTCATGCCACTGTGAGCTTGATTGTGCGATCTTTTCTAGATCATCTTTACTTAAATCTGGATCTATTTTAAGTACCTCATTTATAGGGACTGTTTTTACCTCACCCCAGTAAAAGCAATCCTTAAAGTTTGGATCCTCTGTGTAGCTATATACCACATTAGCAGGGTCTACGTACTTAGCCACAACACCTGCCCCTGGCAAGAATTCATGCTTAGTAATTCCAATCCCTACCGTAGTTAAATCATATATTACTCTTTTTCTTGTGTCTTCATAGTGGTTCTCAGATAGTACAGTGTTTATTGCTGCTTCTTGAGCTAACTCTATTGATGACTTATAATTAAGCTGCATGTGCAGTGTAAGCTCGTCATCATCTTCTGGTAAGTCATCAGGACTAGTGTTGAATGCATCAACGTTAAAGTCCTCTTTTATTTGACTGAGCAAGTCCTTTGAAACCATATCGGCCTCAATATTTTCTTGGTACTTATTTCTGTTATCTGCAGATAACGCATCTTGAGCGTATGCCTTTACATCAAACAACCTGTCTGACATACCGTTTACTACAATGTCAATAAACTTAGGTATAATAGGAACAGGTGTCCAGTCTAAGTTTAAGTGCGACAAATCACCATCTATTGATAATTCATTCTTATATTTTCCAACAGATTGCTCTGCTCTTGCGTAAAGCCTTAATTTATGGAAAGAATCCCATTGATCGTAAAACTTAGAACCTCCATTGTCTTTTCTGAACCATTCATACTGAATCGCCTGACCTATCTTTAGACCAAATTCATTGGTTTTCTTTACAGAATCAGGAACATATTGACTTGGAAAAGAAGATGGGTTAATAGATATATTTATCTCTTTCATCTAATTAATTTACTAGATATTCCGTTATTATTATATCTTGCAAAGTTAATGCTTATTTTGGACTCTTTTTTAACGTTTTTGTACAGGTGCTGCTGGTTAGCCATTATAGCTAATCCTGAGCTTATTGAGGCATCAAACTTAGTCCTGTTGTTTATATCAAACCTTGCCCAATCTTGTAATGTTCTACTGAAATACATTGTCCCCATCTCATCAGGAGACCTATAAACACCTTCAGTGTCAATGCCAACATATTTCTCTATAAAGGTTTCAATAGCGGCTGCGTGTGATTGTTTTACCGCCTCAGATGAGTTAGGTATACCACCTAGCTCTTTTTCGGAGCCTGAGAGCTTCCTAGTGGGTTTATCTGGCCTATTTAGTGAGTAATGTCTATACCCTCTATTCTTGAAGTGATAAAGAAGCCTAGGCTTGTTGTTCTCTGCTAATATAGGCATCCCATAAAATACACAAGCCATTAGAACATCTTCAAAAAATAGCTCAGCTGTTTGAGGCCTTGCAACGTACTCTAAGAAAAACTCGTTAACTGGTGCGTCATCCATGTGAAACTTAGTTAAACCGTGTAGCGCTCCATTAGATCCACCGCCGCCAACTGTTCCTGATATATCATATGAATCACAACCAAATGACCCTAAATGAGAATTACCAGGTATCTTAAGACCGTTCTTACGTTCCTGTCTATTCTGTAGCAAACTATTAGGTAACCAAGAAACTAAAAACCTACCCCTAGAATCTGGAGACCATACAACCTTTGTGTCTACCTTACCGTTTTCCCAGTGAAAAGACCCCCTAGTTAACACCCTGTCTTTTATTAAGTTATCGTTATAATCTATCTGCTGATATATCTTAGTTAAATTAAATATAGATGACTTGCTCTCATCCCTAAAAGCATGAGACTCTGTCCTTGAAAATTGTCTGTAGAACTCGTTTAATGCATCCGGATCTCCCTTTAGAGAGTCTACCTCTGCCTTCCAATAATCAATCGCACCATTCTTTATCATAGAACCGTCGACACCCATAACAGGTTTTGAAGGCTTATAAAAAACAGGCATTCCATACCTATCTATAAAACCTTCCATATTCCACTCCATAGGGATGAAAAGTGAATACATTCCGCTTTTGGTTTGACCATTATTATTTCTGTCTGATGGATTTGAATCGTTATATAGTTTTTTGAAATTATCACCACCTTTATCTAATGCATTTGATGTAGAACCCATCAAACACTTCCCAATTATCTTACTACCCAAACGTAAACAAGTTTTTGTTACACGCCAGTTATTTAGTATGTTATTTGGCTTAACCCACTTACCACTCTCATCATGCACGAGTAGTAATAGCTTCTCTCCATCATAACTGTTGTCGTCTGTATTTTTCCAGTCAATAGTTGTGTCAAGTCCCGTTAATCCAGAGTTGTCAATGTCATACATATTCTTCTTAGAAATCTTTGATGCCGGTACACGATACGCTAGTTCAGTCTTTGGTTTATCCATACCATCCTGAACTGGTTTAAAAAAGAATGGATAATTACTAGAAATAGGAACTACCTTGTCAGTAAACATCTTCTTAGCATCCGAACCAGTCTTAGATAGTATCCCAACCCTCGCATCTTTTGCTAGTGTAGCCGTATTAACGCTTTCTCCAGAAGCCATAAAAGAAAATCCAGATCGTCTTATCTTTAAATAGACCATTCCAAAGCTCCTGTTATCAGCCTTGCACGCCTCCCAGTATATAAAAAATACACGGTTAGCCTCACGAAAATCTGCGTTACCCACATCTATTTTTGTCCATTGAAGGTACATATAATGAGTACCTGTAATGTATGTAGGTGTACCATTATTGTAGAACCAGTAACCGCTCTCACGACGATCAAACTCAGACTCTACATAGTCTACCCACTTTGACTTAAATTCTTTAGGAGATTCATTCCACTGAAATATAGATTTTATCTGCTTTAATTGATTTGGATATTCATAAACCTCCCAGTATTGATCCTCTTTCTTTGGGGATCTTTTAAACACATCAGAAGGTGTTGAAGGTAGACCTATATTTATATTGTTTATACTTATAACATCCCCAACAGTTCCATCCCTAGATATAACCACAACATCATACTTTTCGTTGTAACCATACTCAAAAGTCTTAGCCTTGTTCTTTCGCTTCAACACAGCTGAAGGTATAATGTCAACGACCTTATATAAGTCCTTATTTAGCTCTTCTTTCTGCAAAACTATTCATGTTTTTAGTTGGTGTCTCAGATTCATCTATTAAGGCTTTCTCAGACTCAATTCTAGATAGTATCTCAAATGCATCAAATATAGCAAGCTTTTTGGTTGCTGCTGCGTTCTTTAACTTGTCAGCCGCTAACTCATCATCTTCTCCATACTTTATGATATGCTCTTCAGCTACCTTTATTAACTGCTCTACGGCTTTGTGCCCTGCCTTTATTATCCTTAACTTAGTTTCTTTTGAGTTCATATTATTTTTTTTAAAAAACAAACCTGTACTAACCTTGCGTCATCGCCAACGCCAAAGTTATGTAAAGAATTTCTAGAATGCTTTACATGTGATGGAAATATGATAAGAGAATTATACTTTGCTCTATATATCAAACCACCGTCGTTGTCTTTATTGTATATTGTTG